CTTTTTTAGGTATTCGACCTGTGCCTTTAAATAATCTCGTTCTTCCTCAACACTTTTAAACGTTGTTTTAGGGCGTCCAATAAAAGGATTGTCTGACTTTGTATCTTTTCCCCTTTGATCATCAAAAGACTTGCCTTCCCGATATGTTTTCACCCAATTTTTGAGCTGGGTTGAACTTCGAAGCCCTAATTCTTCAGCTAACGTGTTATAGCTTTTGTTTCCTTCCTCGTACATTTTGACAGCTTTCATCTTAAATTCTTTCGTATAGTGCTGAAAGTGTTGCCCTTTTCTCGCCATAAAAAATCCCCTCCACGTATAGTGTAACAGCCACTTTTGAAAAGCGGGCTTTTTACACTGTCTACTTAGAGGGGATAATATCAGCTTGAGGGCTTTTTTTATTTCAATAATGCTTCAAGTTTCACTCGAGTCTTAGGTCCATAAATCCCATCAGCAGAAAGCCCATGCATCAACTGAAATCGTTTAACCGCGTTCGCCGTTTTCGGACCATAAAAGCCGTCTATGCCGTTATTTTCCGCTCCTTTATCCGGGTAGAAATAAAGAGCCGCTAGAGCTTTCTGAATCTGCGTGACAGACACGCCTCTCATCATTGGGTTCTTCACTTTAAAAATACCGGAAGGCAGCGCATATGACGTTTTTTTGCTGCTTAATTTTGTTGTTTTCTTTTTAGCTGTACTTGTTTTACTTGTGCTTGTTTTCCCACCTAGCGCTTTCAATTCTTTTTCAATGGCAGCCTTAACCTCGTCCCATCTTCTTTCTGACAAAATACGGTGCGGGCAATACTTGCCGTTCCAGTCTTGGTGCTTGCGGACTCGATCAACACCCCATCCGCGTTCTTTAAGTAGTTGCGCTACAAACTTAATAGCGAGTTTTTCCGCTGCCTTATATCGTGCCCCTCCTGATTTGCTATAACAAATTTCGACACCAATCGACTTACGATTCCCTGTACCGTTTGTTCCATCTCCTGTGTGCCAAGCGTTACGATTCGTTGGAATCCCTTGAATGACTTGTTTATCGTCTACTGCAAAGTGAAAACTCGTTGAGCTAGAGTTATTCTTCATGTAAGAAATCTCATTGGCTGCTGAAGCATCATTCGCAGTGTTATGGATAGTGATATACTCAGCTTTCATTGGATTAGGACATTTCAATCCATACTTTGATTTAGAGACTAGATTCTCTACAACTTTAATGGTCATATATCCTCTCTCCTTCTGTCTGTGTAATAAAAAAAGCCACTGGCTTAGCCAGCAGCTTTGTCTGCGTTACTCTTACTCTGTTCTTTTTCGTTCTCAATTGTTTGTAATCGATCTGTTATCGTTGAAGGGATTTTAACACCGATCTGTGCTAAATTTTCAGTTATTGATAAGCCTTCATTAGCAATATAAAAAAGAACGGTACCAAAGGTTAAGACACCGTTCAAATTGAGTACTGTATCAATAACGTTTGCTAAAATGACCGCAAAGAAATTGAGTAGTTTGCGGACATAGCCAAACCATGCGCTTCGGCTTCGTAGTTTCTTGAATTTCCATGCCTTAATTACTCCTGTTAAAACGTCAATTATGCTAAGAACTAGAAGTAAATCAAGGTACTTCACCCCTCCAAATAAATATACTCTTGCTAAATCTAATGTTTCAAAATTGATAAACAAACTTGTCTCCTCCATTTCTAATCACCTCCTCCGAGGCAAATAAAAATAGGACAGCCGGATCTTATGAGACGGCCGTCCCTCTAACTGAAAAGTTTCCATTTGTTAAAGCTGTAAGCTCCATAACAATTTCTTTAAAACCGGTAATGTCAAAAGACCAGGCTTCAGATTTTCCTTTTGTGCTAGTGGCAAATGTTCCGTCATCTACTTTCTGCCCTCTAAGGGCTCTTTTTGTTGCCGATAAGGATTTACCCCAGAACTTCAATTCACTTGTCTCAGCCGTCCCATAAACCTCAATGAGTAACGTTTTGAATGATCCAACGGTGAATGGGTTACCCTCACCTATGGTTTCTGTTTTATCGTGAAAGACAATATCCATTGTTTTTGCTTGAGTGTCTAATGAGCTAAGGTTCAAGCCTTCAGTTTGAACTTTTAAACGACCATCATTAGTTAAACCGTTTTTATCTAACTGGACTGACAACGGAGCAACTGCTGTAATAGGAACAGTGTGGTTAATGTTTATATCCTCTTCACCTGCGCCCAGTGACTGGTATAGTAAAAATTCAGATTGCTGCAGGTTACCATTTGCGTATCTGAAACGGAAATAGCGTTTAGTTAAATGAATCCATTCAGTCTCGCCAAGCGTATTTGCTTTAACTACCAATGAAGAGACAGTGGTCCATGTATTCATATCATTACTTTCTTCGATGAATAAGGTTCCTTCACGATCAGAATAAGCGTGACCTTTTACTTTTGAAATTAAAACCTGACCTAATCGATCTTGTCCATATTGCGTGTAGACTTTAGTGGCTTTTAAAACTGCGTTCGTCAGCAGCTCTGAATTACCGGAGATTGAAGCTACCGGCACAACAAAATCTCTGTTTCCTTCTCTGTATGGCTTGGCTGCCCCCGGCTTACCAGTTGCATCTGTTGAAAATTGAAAACTATATGATGCCATTATAAATCCTCCTTGCTATTGTAGATCATTAGTGGTGAGCATGGGTTTACAACGGAACCACCTCCTTTAAGGAAAAATAAAAAAGCCCTAAATGGCTTCTCCTGTGATCTCTTTATACTGTTCAGCTGTAATGAGTTTTTTCTCCACTCCTTTTTGTAAATCCTCAGGCGAGCAATCTTTATAATGAATTGCCTGTTTCACCATTTCAGGAGTAGCCCAGTCATAATGTAAAGCCCAAATCCAATAATTCATGAATCTTTCCCTCCTTGTAGAGTAAGCAGTTGCAACTTTATTTTTGAGAGCTCGCTTCCCAAAGTTTGGTTTAATTCTTCAAACTGTTTACGGGCTAGCTTCTCCTGAGATAACTCTCTTGCAAGTAGATCCACTTGAACTGGTGGTTCATATGCAGATGTACTCTGAAGCTCTTCCCACCAAGTTTTTAACTCTGCTTCCGTTGGTATAGGTGCCCTAATATTCCACTCTGCTATATATGAGGGAGTTCCGTCACCATTATTCTGGACAATAAAATCCTTTGTGGGATCAGCTGTTGGGTATTTAAAAAGAATAGCTTCACCTATATTCATCGTTACCTCCTAAAATCTTGGATAATTTCTCCCGCCTAATTCCTGTATGTCAATAAAGTTAAACGATCCATCCTTATCGTCCACGCCCCTTTGACCATTTCCTACGTAATTACAATAACACCAGATTTCTAAGTAATCACCTTTGTACATTGGGACAGTTGCATTACCATTTAAACCAAGGTACATTTCATTATCTCTATTTTCATAATACCCTCGAATATGATGTAGCGTTTTGTATTTTTTTCCATTTAAATAAACTTTTAAATGAAGGTTAATATAAGAAGGAGAGTTTATCACATAAATTCCTGAACCAACCAAATACATTCCATCATTCGGTGCAATAAACCTGTTATTTTTAATGTCAAAAGCATTGTGACTGTCCTTGATTATTCTATTGAAAGCTATTTTAGTATGGTCAACTTTTTTTAAGTATTGAATGCCTGTAGTTCCCACATTTGCATGAGCAAAACCCGATATTTTCTCCCATTTTGTCCAGCCTGAACCACTCCACCAGTGTCTAATCCAAACTCCTGTACTGTCATAGTAAGTCCCAGACTCATTCCCTGTTCCGTAAAAGTATTGAGTGAAACGGTAATTATTATATTTTTCATTTTTGACAATGCCATAACCCAAGGGGTAGCCTGTAGTATTTCCCTGCCCAATGTCCATTAAGGTCAGTCCTAAAGGATATTCTTCCCCTCCTGTTCTTGCATCTTGAATAGCATTGTCTCCAGTAATTAACGTCAGATTGTTATTTTTATAGTTGGTATCCACGTAATATTTTGCATCCGATAAAGCCTTATCCGCTTTTTCCTGAGCTCCGACAATTGTTTCTTTTGCATTCCAATTCTCCCGTTCCACTGGTGTAATGTGCCGTTGTAAATCATTACGATGCTCTTCAAATTCTTTTTTCGAAGCTTGCTGTACATTATCAACGTTCCCTAGCCCGATTTGCGCCTTTGTTGTATTGTGAGGGTTGTTCATGTCATTTTTATGTACAGCTAAATCTTTATGCGCATCTTGAATGCCTTTCTCCCAACGGTTCACATCATCTTCATTAATCGGATCGTCCGGGAGCCAATCTGTTTTTGCATCATAAGCCATTGTTACACCACCTCAAAAGTAATCCTAAAATCTAGCGTTCTATTATTACTAACGTCTAAATCTGTTGTTCTTTCCGTAATCACGTTGTTTTGATCATCAAGTATCTGAACACTCTTAATATGTTTGATGTCTTCCTCTCGTTGAGTAAGCACCGTGACAACGGCACCCTGAATGGTGAGTTCCACAATTTCTGTTTCATTTCCATTCAGCAGCACTTTCGATATTCTATTTTTCAAATCTGCAGCTGTACGCTCTCTATAAAGCTGTGTAATCATACAAGGACCACCTCGTTATTATTGAGCGTGACGGAATAACCTACCTTTAGCTCACTTGCTTTTCGATACCTTCTGTTATTCAAAATGACAGTATCTTTTATTTGGAGTGGCTCATTCAAAGCAGCTCGCAAGGTATATGCCAAATGAGCTGGCTTCATATTCTCCAATGTTTCTATGAGCTCGCTCATATGCTGCATATCATCTATATCAATATCAACCTTAAAACGGTACTCTCCGGGAAGCAGCCGAACCTGAGCTGACGGATTTTTCAGGAACCGGTTCAACGCGTGTTCAATGGCCCTATATGTTGCGGGGGGTATGTTGGACATTTTAGAGATTAGACGCAATCGGCGGATCTCATCGGTGTCACCTGATTCCCGCATTACGTTCAAAATCTTTTCCCATCGTTCAAGCCCCCAGGTTGCCGTAGTAACAAACAGCTGATCTGTCAGATCAAAGATACTGTTATTTTGCTTCTCAAATTCCGGAGCTTCCGCTTTAAGAAGTTCAGCCATTTCCTTTAATTTGGTAAGAAACGGCGGCAGGTAAGAAGTCATTTCATCGAGTTTGCTCAATGATGTTCACCTGCCCCAATTTAGGGATTTCGACGTCACTCAGAACCAAATTTTCGGCTACGCCATTGATTTTAATATCTGCGTAATCACTTACTGAAGGTGAATTGTAGACGATATTATTAATCTGCGATAAACGGATGACGTTATCTTCAAAAGCAATCTTTTTAAAAAGATTTAAAACACCTGATTCGATTTCTTGCTTTACCTGATCGATAGAGTTATTGATCTCGGGAAGTACCTCGGCTGAAATCTCAACCTCTTTCCATACCGCACTCTCCACTGTGACAAAGGCACCTATTGGCGCTTGTCCCTCACCTTGTCCGGGTTCAGGATCAATATAGTTTTTCACCTTTGATATTAAAATATCGGAAGCAGGTTCCAAGTTAGCATTGGTCACGACAATTTTGACTGTACCGTCCCCGTTCCAAAGCGGAAAGACCTTTACCTTCCCTACTCCGTCTACTTCTTCAGCCCATTGTTTATAGTGAGCTTTATTGGCACTGACAGCTTCCCGACGCACGCGGGTAAAATATCTAGCTCTTAAACTGTCATCATCCTCCTCTTCTCGACCAGGGATTAGAATCTCTTTCACGATCGCTTTTTGGAGTCCTGGTATGGTGTCTAATGACAATAGATTCTGGCCGGAAATATTTGCGTTCCCCGCTTCTCCAGCTGTTTCACATTCCAATGTCCCGTCAGCTGTGTATTGAAAATACAGGTTATCAACATAAAAGCGGGAGCCCACTGGAATGGTTACTCCTTCAGTAAACTCCGCTGCCCGGACTGCTTTCGTGGCAGCCGTTCGCTCGATGCCGGCTTCAGTAGCCCGACGATCTAAAAATTCCCCTTGCGCTGTGTCTGAGAAGACAAGTTCCAGCACAGTATCGAGCCAAATATAAGACTTGGCCAATTCTGCGGCTGCAGGAGCTAACGCGTTATAAATCACGCTTCCTTCCCTTGTATCAATGTCCGCTGAAATTCTGTTCAGCATCCGGTCCATAATTTCTTCAAAAGTTTGATCTTCAAACATCTTCACCAAGCACCTCCTCGATCTCCAGTTTTCCCTCGTCCGTTTCGACTGTAAAGGAAACATGGAACGAATCACCTTGTTTTTCTATTTCAAAATCTGATACAGAGGAAACACGATCATCATAGATCAGCGCTTCCTCTATTAGCCGCGGAATCTCCATTTTCTTATATGCGTCTGTGGTTTCATTATCTGCCAAGATGTCTTGAAGCTCATTTCCAATGTCATGGCTGAAAACAGAATAGGCGTATCGCTCAGTATGAAGGGATAAATATACAAACTGCCTGATTGCTTCAAGGCCTGTTATCATTTCATTTGTGATACGGCCATTTTCAAAATCTATTTTGTAGGTTTGCGAGGTCTCTATGACTTCGCTGTCATCTTCAATATCATCAAATTCAATTTCTGGTGAAAGGGCCAACCCAGGCACCCCCTATATTTTGTCGAGAATAAAAAATGATTGTCCGCCTTTTAAGGAGACAACCATCACATTCTCACCCATCTTTAGTTCTTCATCTCCTCCAGCGCGCAGCCGTTTAGGAATAATAATCGAATCAGACGGAATAATTAGCTTTTCATTTTCATTGAGTTTAATTTCAACAGGAGAAACGGAAACCACTTCAGCCGGCAGAATATCCACCGGCGACTCAGAATCAACGGCACCGACAGCCAAATGCTTGATCGCTTCACTAAGTCTCATGAGGAAACACCGTCAGGAATAGAGTTTTTCTCCATAACATCAATGGTCATCGTGTGCGTAGATCCTTTAAATTCGTGTTTGTCTGTATCGATCCAGTATGTTTTCTTAACCCCGACTTCCGGAATTGAGATATAGACAGGCAAGCCGCTCTGAAGATCTGGAATCCCAATCGCTTGAATACTCTTGAGTTCTTTTTTAACACCTTTTTTCTGTGCTTGTTTGACTTTCGCACGCTCCTGAAGCTGCGCCTGGTTAATGTTATCAGAAACCGTTTCGACATACTGAAGCACACCATATTTACTGATGCCTGAGCTATCACTTGCGGTGGCTGTGTATGTTTTATTGTCTTTCTGCCGGCGGAGCTTTACTTTTGTGGCCGTGTCATTAATGGAAGTGCTGTATTGATAGCCAATGATGTTCACACCCGTCTCCAGCACCCATACTTCTGACGGATCAGGCCAAGCGCGAAGGCCAAGCTTTCCCTTCGCAGAATATAATTGATAATTTCTTCCGGTTTGGCTCTTCGTTTGTTTCAAGGCTTTCAGAATCATGTCATAAAGACTCGTATCATCTTTAAATACTAATGATTTAATGGTGTAACCCGTATTTGCAATGGATGTCGTTGGGATTTGAAAATCTCTTGCCAGGCGCTTAATAATCTCGTCTGCACGCTTATTGGAGAACACATAAACATCTTTGTTCTTAACCAGATATTGCAGCATGTCATAAGCCGTAAAGGTCAGCCCATGTTCTTCCGGATTGCGAGAAAACACAATACCTCGAAACAGCTCTTTCCCTTTCCACTTAAACAGAACCGTATCCCCTTCTGATACGCTGTAATATGAATGGGTTCCTTGTTTCGTTATGATCTTTGCCGTGATTGATCGCGGCGCCTGATACCGTTGTCCTTCGAGTGAAACACTTTCAGTTACCAGCTCAAGCCATTCCGTTTCTTTAATGACGAAAAGTTCTATCATTGTCATCACCTGCTTACTGCGGTATCTTTAATTTTTGCCCAGGAAAGATCCAGTGTCCTGGCTGTCTTATATTTCGTTTACTTCGTTTGATCATAGCCTTTTTATTGACGTTCCAAATCTTGCGCCATTTTGTACTGTCTCCATAAAATTTGCCGGCAAGGTCCCACAGTGTATCACCTTTTTTAACGGTGTATGTTTTAGGAGCTGATTTAGATGGCCGCTTCTTCTTCGTCTTTTTCTTCTGCTTGATCTTCCGCGGCGAAGCAGTTTTGTATTCCTTCAGTTTGATTTCATAATCACGATCACCTATATCTTTTTGGCCCTCGCTATAAGAAAAAACCTCAATACTGCAAGTTAAATTAATTTTCGTTCCAGTAATCAAGAATTGAACCGGCTTTTTAGATTTCACCCATTTCTCGATCTTTGCAATAGCATTTTCAGGAGAAGGAAATCCCTTATACTCAGCAAGCGGGCTATGTTTCTTTGGAAAAAAAGAAGAGAACGAAATTTCTTTCGCTCCCGGTTTATCAATAAAAGTGATCTCCCCAAAACTAGCTACTTTTACTGATTCATTTTGAATTGTGTTTGAAATATCAATTTGTTCAGGAAGGACAGGAAGCCGCAGCTTATCCTTCCCTTGTGAAATCCAGAATTCATATATGGATTTAGTCAAAAGCAACGACTCCCTTCGTTCCAATGTTAATATCCTGTTCAAGCTCATCGACAAGGGCCTGCTTAATCTTAGCTACAAGACTGTTCATGTCTTGGTCATTGTGAAAATGCTGATCGCCATTAAACTGAATAATAACCTCTTTACCTCCCGATGCTGTAACAGTTGTTTGCTGACTGCCTGTTGTGGCTGCTGTTACCTGACCGGAAGATAGTTCAGTTTGACGTTTTTGAGATGGGTCTGTGACTTCCATTCCGAGTGCCTTAGCTGCTTGGGCTAATAGATAACGTCCACGGATGCCTCTCTCCTCTGGAATGATCCATTCCCGCTTGTTTCCTTCACCGACACGGGCAATTTGTTCTTTTGTAATCAGTCCGCCGTTAGCGTAGCCAACATATGGACCTCCGTGTCTCATGCTTCTAATGCCTGGTACATTATTAATTGATCCATATCTGCTTTTGATATAGCCAATCGCAGCAGCAGCGTTGTGTATCGGGTTAAGAATGTTATTCATGCCCGGCAATTTGTGTGCGTTGAAGGTACTTGGGATTGTCTGCATGAGCCCCTGAGATGGATGTCCTGCTTTCGCATTACTATCCCATAAGTTGATTGCCTTCGGATTACCCCCTGACTCATGCTGAGCAATTGTCATTAGCCCTGGAAGCCAGCTCATTGGTGTCTTTGTGGCCATGATAGCGGCCATAAGCCATTGCTTCACATTTCCGCTTACTGCCCCCATTCCGGAATAAGCAGCAGCTAGTGCACCTGCTTGTTTTTCAGCAAACTTTTTCACATCAACTGAATCCAGACCTTTTACAATACCAATAGAGGCAAAACGACCGAGACTCATCATGACACGGGAAGGTGAATGAATATCAAGCTCTTCACGAAATGCCTTCTCAACTTTTTTCGCCAGTTCCTTGGCAGCTTCATGGACTTCACTTGCCTTAGAAGTCATACCAGAAACAAAATTACCGACCATACCGCTTCCCCAGCCGTTTGATGATTCTTTAGAGCGGATAAACGGCTTGTTAATATGAGTGCTGACGTATTGATCAGTACCAGTTTGTGAGCTATTTTGTCCGGAAGCAAAACCTTTGATCGTTCCACTTCCCCATGAAGAGGATTTATTTACGGTGTTCTGGAATGGTGTTTTAACCTTCGTCTGCAAGAAGCCATCTGTACCGGTAGAGGTACTGTTCTGACCTTTAGCATAGCCATTAACCACTTGCTTTCCATAATTCGGAGAATAAGAGATTAAATTGTTCATTGGCTGGCCAACGTTTTTCTGTTTCCAAGCGTCCATAGAAACAACATTATCTCCAATTCCTTGATCAAAACCTTTCGTGAACTGTTGACCAAATGATGTTGCTTGTTCATCAAGACTGGATGTGTCAATAATAGGAGATACAGAAGCAGTCACCGCCGCACTACGGACTAGCGGGGAAGTTGCTGGTTCACCTCCTGCAGATGAAGCAGATGCTATATCATCAACAACACTCACCCCTAATTTCGAAGCAGCTTGAGAAAGGAGCATTTTGCCGCGACCTTTATTATTCTCAACAGGAATAACAAACTCTTTACCTGCTTCACCAATCCAAGATATTGTTGGCTTCGTAATGTAACCACCAGTAGCATGTTTCTTTGGCTTTTCATTTCCCGTACCAAATAAATAATTTACGCCACTCTTCACATATCCCCACGCTTTACCAGCAGTTTTTTTCGCACTTGAAGCTACTTTCCCACCGACTTCTTTTACTCCGCCCAAAATACTGCTTCCCAATTCCTTTACACTTTGCCACTTTTCAGACCACCACTTCTTACTAAAAAGGGTTTCTGAGATGGAACTCTTAACACTTTTCCATATTGATTTAGCATTGTCCCATTTATTTTTGGACCAGCTTTTTACACTTTCCCATTTTCCTGACCACCACTTCTCGCTAAATAAAGTGGATTTCAGTTTTCCTTTAACAGATTGCCAAACAGAAGACGCGCTGTCCCATTTACTTTGAGCCCAACCTTTTACGCCTTCCCACTTTCCTGACCACCACTTCTCACTAAATAAAGTGGATTTTATTTTTCCCTTTACGGACTCCCAAACAGATGATGCACTATTCCATTTGTCCTGTGCCCAGCTTTTAACACCAGACCACTTTTCAGACCACCATTCATTATTAAATAAAGTGGACTTCACCTTTTCTTTTACATGAGACCATGTATCACTTAACCCATTGAGAGAAGTCTTCGCATTACTCTTAATGCCTGACCATTTTTCAGACCACCATTTTTGATCAAATAATGTACTGTCTAGTTTCTTTTTTACTTCTGAACCATCAAACGCTTTACCTAAACTTGAACCGCCCATGGTGCCTGCTATACCACCAACTATTCCACCAATGGCTGTTCCCACTCCTGGAATAACACTGCCAATAGCTGCTCCTGTAGCCGCTCCAGCAAGACCACCGCCAGCTGATCCAATTTTTTCACCAACATTGTCTTTATTCATCCCAATTAAATCTGTTGCCGCTAACGCTGTTCCTAATAGAGGGACTCCCTTTGCAAACTTGCCAACACTTTTCAGAGGGCTAAAGAATTTCCCGAACTTCGATGTACTGCCTGCACCTCTACCAGCTGAGTATAGCTCCGTTCTAGTTGTGGTTATTGCTGATCTTGATCCTCTGGTTGGATTAGTACCCACAGTTCTACTGGAACGCCTTCTCTCCATTTGTCCAGATGACACAGTAATTGATCTGTCAGAAGGGTTCATTCGGGTTGAATTACCACGTCGACCTAAAACTCTTTTCCCTCGTCTTCCACGAATGCGATCATTTTTACCTCCATCGCTACAACAGCAACATGTTAAGCTGCCGCTTCGTGGTAAACTCGTTGGACTTGTGGCAGTTTTGGATTCTCTGCTCCTTGTGCTGGCATTACGATTACTGTTTCTGTTCCTCCTTTCACTTCGCGTGTTAGCGGCAGCTTCAGGAGTACGTTTTGGAATTAGCTTTCGGATTACGCCTGCTGCATCACTTCCGACAGTTCCAATTCCTTTTAAGAGCGGCCGTAGGATTTTCAAATATGCAATCAATCCAATTAAAGAAGGAATCACAACTTTAAAGGCTGTTTTTAAATCGTCCCAATGATTCACCGTCCACTCAATGGCCACATTCAGCTTGTCACCTATGGCCTCGCCAAGATCAGTAATATCCTTTTTGATCTCTTTGAGTTTTTCTTGACCTTCCTTGCTGTTTAGGAACGAGTCGATCTTGTCAAAGGCTGGGCCTAAACCGGTAAGCAGTGAAGTCCCCATATCCTTAGATATGCTTTCAAAATCTCTCATGGCATCATTAACCGGTGTCATCGGATTATTATCCCGAAGTTTCGTAAAGCTTCGTTCCAATTCACCACTTGTTTTGGCACTTGTACCAATACCTTCAGCCATATCTAAAATCGGTTGCTTGAGGTCTTCATATTGTGTTCCAATAAGCTCAGTCGCAATAGCAGCCCGCTTTGTTTTGTCTTTCACTTTAGAAAGTGCTTTTGCCACCCTAAATAAACTTTCCTCTCCGCTAATTGAACCATCTTTGAAGCCCTTGAACATTTTCTTAGTTTCCTTGGCTCCGAACAGCGTTTTAAATGCGTGCACTTGGCTATCAGACATTTCGGTTCGGCGGATGTTAAATTCACGCATACTATCGGCTAGGTTATCGAAGTTTCTAGCGCCACCCTTTGTTCCTTTTATCATGGCGTTTGCAATCTGGCCGCCTGTGAGCTTCAAGTCTTTAAAGGTGGAACTGTATTCATTCATCGTATCCAATAAATCGTCGGCTTGGTCACCGGCATTCCGATATACATAAGCAATTAAGTCTCCGCTTTGTTTCCCGGACAATTTCAAGTTGTTATACATTGAACTGAAAGCACGATCTACCTCTGCCTGATCAGCATTCATGAGCTGGGCAATCTTACTTGACGACTCAGTCAATTCAGCAAGAGCTTTTTTAGAAGCCCCTGTCTGTTGCGATAAGTTTCTCAAAGATAAACTGACTTCTTCCCGAGAACTGCCCGCTTTATTGTTGAAATAGATCTGATCCGTCATTCTTGCAACATCTTTCTTATTAACGTTTGAAGTTGCTGACACATAAGCATCCTGAGACATTGTACTTTTACCTGAACCCATAATTGAACCTGCAGAAAAACCACCTGCAACTGCCAGAGTAATGGTAGCATCCTTTAAGCTGTCTATTTTCGCTTCAATTGCATCTAGAGCCGCTGAAGCTCTATCCTTAATAGAAACAGTTGGCTCTGCATGTTCGCTATCTACATCGGACACATGACGACGGATCTCATCTAATTGGTTTGAAGCATGATCACGAACTGAAACAGTTGGCTCAGCGTGCGTGCGATTCAAATCAGTGAGACCTCCACGGATCAAACGAAAACGTGGTGTAGCTTGATCATTTACAGAAACCGTCACCTCATGACTGCCTTCGGTAAGATCCTCTGCTTGCTGACGTATAGAATGTAAGCCATTCGAAGCTCGATCATCTAAATCCACTTCAAGCGATCGAGCCCGACCGGTCAAACGGTTGGCTGATCGGTCAATTCTCCGCATAACTCTCTCAGTCCGATCTTCAGCATCAAAAATAAGAGGGCCATTAGCGGCCCTCTTAAGTCTTTCAGCATTGTCTTGTATCATCCGAAGCTTGCGAGAAATCTTATCATGTAATTCAAACGTGGCTGTTAGTTTAGCCATAGTTAATTACCTCCCTTCTTCGCTTCTTTTTCTAACAGCTCAAGCTTATAACCGATTAAACCATATAAGAGCGCCTTGAATTGTCGCGGTGCCTCATATAGTTCTCTTAATTCTGACGGGGCGTATTTGAGCTCATGCATAGCATAGTAAAGATATACAGCTTCTTTATCCCCGTCCTTCACTAGTTTTTTGCTGCTTCTTCAAGGTCTTCGAGATCATCATCAAAACCGTTGATTTCAATTGCTTTGTTTAGCCAGTTCGCATACTCACCGCCGACTGAAAGAACACGTTTGGCGACTTCCACTGGATCTTCTGTTTTGTACGCTTCACGTAGTTCCTTAGCTTTAAAGTTCGGGTAAACAGTCGTTTCAACCGCAATACGAGCATAAAAGCGTTGGCTGTCCAAGTCCTTCACACGGCCACGGCCTTTTACATTCTTGTAAGTCGTATTCTCTTTCTCCAGCTCGTCAATTCGTTCAGTCGTAATGGCTTTGAAAATGAATGGAACAACATTGCCTTCTTTGTCTACAAATCGTTTAGAAATCGGCACTTTTACTTCTTCAGCTTCGATTGTTTGTCCTGGCATAAAGAATGAAAGATCGTATACTTTTTCGTTTTGTTTTTCGCTCATGTTTATCAAGCTCCTCTGAAATTAGAATCAATTTTAGGCCAACAAAAAAAGACAACCACAAAAATGGTTGTCTAGTGTATAATTATTCCTGTACATTTGCACGGCTAACTCAAAGGTGGTCTGCTGGCTAAATCCCCTGAAAGGGGGTGACGCCTATGTCGACATTTCAAGCGCTTAGTTTAATGCTTGGAACGGGAATGTTTATTCTCGCCTTGTTGACGTATATAGACAAAAAGAAATAGACCACCCTTTGAGGCCTGAGAAACTTCTAGGGTAGGTCCATACGTACCTTCATAGCCAGCGCTCCAATGAGGAGCCAGCATTTGTACAGGCCGGAGTGTTGCCGCACTCCGGTATTTTTTTATTTTATGCATTTCTTTTGAAAGAAATACATGTTTCTATTTGAAACTTGTTCAGTTGGATTACTTCTAAAGTAATCTTACCACATTTTTTCGTGAATATCTCGTGAGAGTTCACGATTTTTCGTGAATATCTTCGTTAAAGTCGGCGATTTTTCGTGAAAGTGATTAGAATGTGGATTTTAACTGTTCAGGCACATCAAAGTCCTCAAAGGTAAATGGGACTTCTTCCTCTAATGCTTCTGAATCAACATCAAGTCCAGCGATTTTCGCAGAGTCAAAGTTCACATCATACAAGGTGACTCGTTCAGTACCACGACCTGAAGAGGCATCATCCAAAACAGCTTGTAAGGTGAAGTAAGGGTCGCTTCCTTTTTTCACATAGTCCATCATAATAAGAACAAATTGAGAAGTCACTTTATAAAAAGTGGCTGTTCCCGTTCCATTTGCTCCAGTCGTCTTGTGCCCCGTCATTCGGCGACCCATGATATTTACCTCGGATTTATTTTTCTCCACATTGGCTTCAAAAGTTTTGATATGAGCCATTTCTTCTCCATCAAGAAATAGCCTGCCCTCTTTACCAGAAATGGTGTTTTGCGCTTTTAATGCCATTCTTATTTCACCTCAACGTTAAAGTAGAATTTTTCTGCTGCATCGACGGGTTGAACAGCGAGATCAATCAGGAAGCCGTCACGATCATTATTCAAAGCAATTGTAATGTCATTCTCTGAATTAAAATCAGTAATGCCCCCGTTATCTTGAAGAACACTCAAGTATTGAGTAATCAGCGTTTTTACAAACTGCAGTCCGTCATTTGTAGCGGGAACGTCACTGCCGCTTGCTTTGCGAGACTTGATCAATGCTTTTAATTGAGATGTCAGGTCATTATTGATTGCATCAAGTACACGGACAATTTTGTTTTTCTGGAACATCTTATTTTTCTCTGCTGTTAGGCTTGTGAGTGAATTAATGTCCTTTTCAACCGATACTGATTTATCACGAGAATCATAAGTAAACAAAAATTCCCCATTTGACAATCGTTCAACGATTTCGTCGTTGTCAATTCGGTTAAGGACATCTACAGCTCCCTCATATTCTACAAATGTAAGTGATTGATTAAATGTAGCCCCCGCACTTGCGCCTGCAACCCAAGCAGTAGCTTTTTCAGGAGTGATCTCCGTTCCATCTTCAAGTAGGACGCCACCAGTTACATTGATAATACCCTCATGGTCTCCCTTGTAATTTGAAAGAACACCTTGAACCTTTTGCCCTTGGTTGTCTCTCAGCCGTTTGATAAACGCAACAAACGTTGCTTTTAATTGCTCGTTATCCTCTACAGGCAGTGCGATTGTGTCAAAGTATTCCGTTTCAGCCGCTTCCAAGAAAGCTGTATAATCAGCATTGGTCGGTGTTTTGTCTGTTCCACCTGACAAGCGGACTCCGGAAGATGCCGGAAGAGCACCGCTTACGTCTTCAGGAGCAGTACCGGTTAACGGAATAGTGACTGTTAAATCCCCTTTCCCTGTAAACGTGACATAGTTATTTTGTTTAAGCTCTTCAGCTTTAGAAACTGTTTGTTTATCAACTTCTGACTGATCAAGGTAGGTAGTGACATCCACTTTTGAAGAGTCAATAACGTTTTCTGTAATGCTGATAATGATGTCATTACCCTTTGTGCCGCCATAAAGAGCAGTAGCTTTTACACCTTCGCTGATGTCTGCTGAAGCACGAAGACCTTCCGTCAAGCGATAAAGCAAGACTGTATTCGCCTTCTTCAAAGACTCACGTAAAAGCAACAGCGAAGGATCATCAATGTTCAACCCCACTTTTTTATTCAGGTCCTCAATTGAAGAAATAGAAATGAATTTCTTAACCTCACCCCAGCTGGACGCTATCGGCAGTGCAACTGTTCCACGTTCTCCTGCAGAAACACGGTTTTCCGCGGTCGTTTTGAAGTTAAAGTAAATACCGGCACGCTCTTTTTCCTTACCGGGCGTGAAAGACCCCCCGTTCATCTATTTGACCTCCTTTTGAAGAAACTGAGAAATCAACTTCTTCGCTTCCGATTTTGTAATACTCGTTTTATGAACATGAAAGAGAGCACCGTCAAACACCTCGGGTTTTACCCCAAAGAGCTCTCGACTGTGCTCTCGCAAATCCTTAATATAAAAAGCATTTTCTGCTTTCTCTTTTTTAGTGGCCATCATTTCACCCCACTTTTAAATTTAAAACCATCCATTGAACGCTGTTCTTCCCGCTCATACCAATAGCGGCTCGTCCAGTTTAAGACAATGGTCGCGTAATCATCTGACACCCGTGTTTCTATTCGAGATAGGCGAATAAAATCCCCCGTATCCTCGCCAGATTCTTGTATAAGCGGAATTATGCCCCTTCTGCTTCTAAGTGTATCCGCAATTCGTTCCGCTTCGTTATGAGCCTTCTGTGCGTTCTCGTGAAATAGTTTCACGTTTAAAACATAGGCTTTCTGAAACGTAGATACTGTGTCCGTCCCATCGACCGTGGAAGCCGGTGGAAAGTAAAGAGACGGAACAGCAAAGTCCTGCGGTATTTCTTCTTCATACACTTGAACAGGATACAGTTTGTATAGATAGCCCATAATTGAACCTACCTCTTGATTCATGGCATCACCGCCTTAAAATTCTTCATCAATCCATTGCTGCAGCTTCCGCTCAAGGCTTCTCTCAAACATCAACTGAAATATAGCCATGGCGTTATCCCAAAAGCCAGAACCGTCGACCCATTGGAACTTCAGCAACATTCCGGTTTTTCTTTCAGCAGGGTCATACTCGAAACGGTCGCCTTTCCACCGCCCTGGGACCCATCGTCTATCCTGATTTTTAGACGGATCGATCGTAAAGTGCCCGTCATTCACGTATGAGGCGTATTCCAGATTTGTTCCAACATCCAACTTTAAGTTGCCTTCTGTCATTGAAAAGATATTATCCTGGTCACCTTTCTGAAAGGAATTGAGCAAGCGGCGAGTGTCCACGGTCTTCGTCCTAATGATCTCATCTTGGATGATATCTAAGAACTCAAAACCCATTGATTCAAGCCACTGCTCATATTTCCTCTTCAGTCCCCCACGAGAAGCCCGGTCTAATGATTGAATGAACTGATCAAGACCTTTGATCTTCACAGATATTCAAGCTCCCGTACCGCCGTAACTTCCCAATGATGATTCCTGATTTTGCGGGGCTTCTGTAATTTATAAGCAGTACCATCCCAAACCGCCCTGTCATTTACTCGAATATCAGCAGTAGCAGGGAAATGCACAAGGAAAGATTGATAAATAGCTACATTTGGCTCCTGTTGGATAATGGACTGACTCTTTTCTGTAAAATAACACGGCTGATTTTCTATGTCCGGCTCATCAGGGTACGAAAAAACCGGTTGAACATCTTCAACAGGCACCCCGAATTTTTGCTTTCTATTTTCTTTTTTCTCCTGCAGATGGTAAATGTCACATCTGTGAGTCAGTAAAGATCGATAACTCATATTGATCTCATCCGCACTTTCGCTTCAACCCCTTCTAAATCAGGGGCAGCCGGTTTTACATAATCTTTTATTAATGCATACACATCAGGTTTTTGAAGAGAACTGCCATCCCCTAGAGTATAAGAATAATCACCAATTTTTTCAGTTGTATATCCTTTAATAATTGACTCGTCGCCATTTATAAGAGCATAAAACTGAGACAACTTTAATAGGGCCAGTCGAACCGTTTCAGGCAAAGGAATATACTCTGCATCAGAAAAATCATGTCCAACTTTAAGAATGATATCGGCAGTTGCCTCAAGGATATCCTGTTTTAACAACTCGTCAGGCCTGGTCTTTACAGACTCAAAAACTGAATAACGCTTTAATTCATCGGGAGTGATTAACAGCATAAGGTCACTCCCCTTTGTTATCTATTTGGTTAAGGATGTAGGCAATTCTTTCATCTGCGTTTTTGAAGTCAGACGGATTGCCACCAAGATTAGAAATAATGGATTCATGCTCTGCTTTATTCATACCTTTCAATTCCGATTCAGTATAATTTATCGGATCATCCTTTTGATTATTAAGATTTTTATCTAGCATAAAATATGGATTTTCATTTAAATACTCATAGAGTTTTTTCGATACTGTTTGACTGGCACCTGCTCGAAAGGTAACTCCCATGACATTGTATGTTTTGCCTTTAATAAGCTTTGCAATATACAAGCCAGATCACCTACTCCTTCACTTTCACGATCTTGGCTACGGCGTCTTCTTCTTCAAAAACACTATCTAATTTCGCTGTCAGAACAATGATAAACATACGGCGACGGATGTCTTTATCAACTTCAATCCGAATGTTACGAGAGAATCCGAGAATAATATTCTTCGGGTGAGTAAGGATGATATCAGAAACATCAGTGGCTGTATCTCCCTCTCCAATCGTATAAGGTTGTAAATTCGCAATACCTTTGATCGGAACACCAAAAGCAGAAGAAAGGCCACCTTGAACAGCTGCATCCCCTAAATTTGTTTGACGATCTGCTACACGATCTTTCCATTCAACCTCAATACCAGGCGATGTATAGAACCGAAACTCCTGCGGGATTCGCAAATATTTAGGAGGTACAGCTTTGTACCCTCGCTTAAATGTTTGCCGTGTCAATTCCTCACCTGCAGCATCAACAATGTGAGATGTGGCTTGTTTTCTGATACCATCTAATTGTGCAAGATACGAGTCAGACGAAGATGTATCCCCATTTACAAGTAACTCTTCAATATCAACCGCAGCACGTTCAGCTATCATTTGCATGATTGTATTCTGAAGGCCATCTTTTTCAATGTTGTTTTCAAGTGTGTCATAGGTAATGTTAACTTCAGCAATTACTTCTTTTGTACTTAAGTTAACTGTGCTAGTTGATGGAACTGACTTTTGATCCTTAGTTAGCGCAACTCCCTCTTGGGCTGCCCTTAAAATACGCTGACCAAAGCCGATTTTCTCGATTTTCTGTGTGTCATGATCCATTTGAATAACTCGCGCATCTTTTAAAATAGTTGGCGTGTCTTGAACCATTCGAATAAAAGTTGAAGCTTGAGTAGGATTCATAATCCCACCGCTCTCTAAAGTAGAAAGTGTCATTTCTGCTTTATTAATAACCTCTTGATTTCTCATTCGTATCCTCCTTATACATTAAAACAACCCTGACCAGATTGATTTTTGAACTTGTTCAGAACCCGATTCTTCGGTTTGCTTAGATGTTCCGCGGCTTTTTTCAATGGCTTCAATACGATCGGCGAGCGGTTGAACAGCTTCTGAAATTGCCTTTTTCAACTTCTCGCCCTCTTTTTCAACCTCTTCCTCTGTTTTTTCTTTATCTTTTTTTTTAAGCTCTTCCTCTTTTTCCAATGTCTCGAGACGTTTCTTAATTGGCTCTAATGCTTCTTGAATGGATTTCGTTACTTCCTCCGAAGTCATTTCTTCTTCCTCCTCTTTTGTTTCTACCTGACTCAGTAAATTACCAAGGGCTGCATGAGCATTCTTAATTTCTTGCAGGTTTGAAGCAGAAAACTTTCTGCCCGCCTTTTCAACCGGCTCTTCATATGATTGATGTTGTTTTCCAACAAAAAAGTTTTTGAGCAAATTAAAAAGCCCTTTCTCATCTGTTTTCTCTTGAGAAATGGGCTTTTCTTCTTGTTTTTCAATTGTCTCAGCGGTACCAGCCATGGAATAACCGGTAATTTCACCTTTTTTGATTTGCTCCCATACTTCTTCGGAAGCCTTCGTCACAAGGACCCATGATCCTTTTTTGATGGTTTCCCCATTCATTTCAAAATCTGCAGGCGCGACATAGGACTCAACCACCTCACCAACACCGCCCTGAAAATCATGTTGCTTGTCAATTTGACGAGCATCTTTCAGGAATCCATGTGCGGCCTTTTCTATTTCTGCCGCTGTCATGAAATCCCCGTGTGCGTCCACTGTATCTGGTTCATATACGATTCCATAAACAAGTTTTTGTTCAGCCGCTTCTTTCACGAGGACCTTGACTTCCTTGTAAAAGTCCGGCTGTTTTTCTGACTTCATAAAAAAGAACTGCTTTTGATTAGCAGCCTTGTCCACGTAGGAAACATGTGTGATTTTTGCGTTTACCAATTCTCTTGGCATGTTGTTCACCTCCTTTCAGTTTGTTCATCTGCTTGTCGGTTGTTAATCCGCTCTCTTTCTTCCTTACGATTAGCTCGTTCTTCTTTCCATTCTCGCCACTTTAAAGCACATTTCTTCCATACAAAAGTTAAACCCGCTGAAGCATAATCGATGAATTTCTTTTTCTGTTTTGTGTCATCTGCAAAAGCAAAGTTAATAAACATAGTAAGATAAAGAAATACAAGAGATACTGCAAATATCAAAACCGCAAATTGAATTTTGGGTTTGAAGTCGGCACCCCAAAGAGGAGTATCACCAAAGACAGATAATCCATCAAAAGTTACAAACAGTATAAAAAACAATGACAACCATGTAACTGCATAAAAGGTACTTTCTATAAAGAAAGAGATTCTTAGAAAAAAGCGGAACAGATAATTCATGTCTACAGTTTTCTTATACCAGTTGTAGTCCTTATATACAGTTTCAAAAAGTTTCCAATACTCTTTTTCGATATGATACCTTAAGCTCCCTATCTTAAAAAATAATAATTTCAAACTTTCTTCATCAAAGTTATTTAGATATTGATTAAAAGCTGTTTGAGCCTCAAAATACTTGTTAATTAGCTGTCTATTCCCAAGCTTTGAAACACTTATTTTTTTAGGAGCATAAGTGTTGAAAAAATCATTAATTAACTTAATTTTATACTGTTTATCCTCTACTGCTTCAATGTTTTTAACTGTAAAATACATAGGCTCTATTAACTTTTCTAAGTTACTTTCAGCATTCTTATAAAACCTTTCAAGGTCCTTGTGACGAATATTCGAAATAAAAGCAATAAATGCTGATACAAGAACGGCAATAACAGGTATATACCCCTTTAGTAATTCCAAAAATTCGAAGTTCATGTAATAACCCCATTCTTCAAAATATATGAGAAAATTATACTATATTATTCCATTCTTGCTAAGGCTTCTCTTCGAATTTCTTCTTTTTCTTCGGCTGACAACCCTAAAATCATGTTATCTACCACAGGAGAAAGAACACAATGACAATGAACCCGCTCACCTGCAGAAAGTTTAGGATCTCGCGGAAACATGCAGCTCTCGCTACTCCCTGGTATTTGAAATTCTTTATCTACTCCAATGACTGTGCCGTCAAGATCGATGTGATTCTCACGCGGGTTGTTTTTCTTCCCTCCGCTGTGCCGCCACTTCTTTTTCTTTACTGCTGGCGATTGTGCATATGATTCATGCTGAGCAGCAGAGGAAGCAGCAAGCACTTCTGTGATGGCCGTTGTGCGAGCTCGCTCCCTATCAAATTGCGGCATTTCTTTGAGGGCCAACTCAATGTCCTCAATCGATGAACCGTTCTCAATGGCATCTGTCAGAGTGTTCTCCACAGCTTCATGAGTGTTTAACTTCATGATCTGAGCCAGTTTTTCAGACCAATCCTTAATCCAATTAATCGTACGATTGGATAAGACTTTAAAAGGCACTTCTGGATCTATAGAGTCCATGATTACTTCAGCCAGCTCTTTAATAGTCTGTTGCAGGAATCCCTCAGTCAGTTCCTGAAATTCTTCCTCAAAGTCATCTCCAGCAAATAAATTCTGCGTAAAAAACACCAAAAGGGCTTCCAACGTTTCTTTTGAGTCTTTGCTCACAAAACGTTTAAGACTATCTAAAAACCTCTTACGCTGGCGTCTGAGCAATCTGGCAATGCCTTTTTCATATTCCTCCACATATTTGGGGATATTAGATTTGCCAGGAAAGTTAGGTACCATTTCCCCTAATTGCTTATACTGATTTTCCTCGGCTTTTTGAATGAATGCGTTCAGACCGTCCAATAGCTTATCTGTTTTGTTCATCTCTTCAGATCCTCCAGAACATCCCGCATATCTTTTAATAACCCGATCATATCAGGAGTACCGTTCTTAGATTTAAACAGCGCAGCCAAAGGATCGGAAGCGGACGACTCGTTAGTTTTACCAAGCGGCCTGTTGTATTCTTCTTCTGGCCATTCTTCAAGTGTCTTACCGAGTACCCTTCCAGCCAAATCACGTAGGTCATTCGGAGAAACTGCACCTGCTGTTATAAACGGTGTTAGAACCTTAGCAATTTCTAAAGGATCTCTAAAGTCTGGCCCTTTCAACATAAGACGAACCTTATGAATTTCAAGATCATTTAGAAATAAAGCATTCAGTTTACCTGTGATTAATTTTCGTTCAGGCTGAAAGACTTGTTCCTCAGTAATCTTTCTTGCTGTGTCAGCCGTTGCTCTGTTGTAATCTTGAGCTTCACCTGTATAAAGTGGTGGCAAACGAAAAGCCGATCTAATTTTGTCTCGGCTCTTTTGGTCATATTCAAGAAACAAGGCATCCTCTTGAAGGATTTCAGCAAGTGATTTAATATCAACTTTCACTGGAGCAATCTCTTCATCACCATGAATGTTTTTCCCCTTCGCTATGCCTTCCGCTTCAAGTAAAAGAAACTTATGAGCATTTTCCACACCTTCAAGCCCATTCATGTAATCCTGCAATTGTGTATATGAGTCCTCAGACAACATACCATTTTCAATTGTAATGGCAGCGGGAATATGTCTACCTTGTTTGAAGTACATGAAGTTTAGCTCTTCAGCTTTTCGAGCACCATACAAATTAACAATATGGCCAATCCATCTGGGCTTACCATAAGTACCGCTTCCTATCTTGAAATGAACCACTTCATTAGCTTGTTTTTCGAATGGTGTTTGTTCATCATATTGACCTGTCTCTAAATTTAAAATTCGTGGATCACCATATTCCTTAAAGTAAACCATACGGCCATCAATCATCTGAACATACTTTCGGAATCGTTTCTCTCTTTTGATTGATTTCATTTGTCCTTGTTCGAAGTACGTAAAATCAACTTCGATTGGTTCAGACAGTTTGCAAACTCGTACATTTTGAACGTCCATGTATTCAATGCCAGCTGGCTTATTTTCACCGTTTCGGATAACCTCAATAAATCCATTACCGGTCTTTTCTCGGTCTTCAATAACAAAGCCGAGTAAAGTCTCAGCTGACTCATCAAAGTGAAGATATTTAACGAACTCTTCAAGCTTTGTCCATTCACTTTCAGCTTCTGTTTTTTCTTCATTTGTCACATCTGGCGAATTCACATCAAAAGAATACTCAAAATCAAATCCAAAGCCCACAATATTTGTCCTGTAGGCATCAACACATTGCTGTAGGATGGTTGAATATTCAGCAATCATCTTTAATTCTTTGAGATTATACGGAGGCTGCAAAATGTTGCTGTCATAGCTGTCCGCAAATTCATCCTCATAAATTTGTTTAGTTGATTCAGTAGGTGGAGAAGCTTTGATCACTCGTGCTTTAACGGATTGTTTTGACATGCCTTACCTCCTTTCTGGTCTTGATCTTTTCGGTCTTCCTTTAGATTCTTCTTTCAAATCGGTTACCTCGTAATCATCAAGTGCGTACCAGATAGCTGACAGTGTATGCGGATCTATGGTGAATTCGTCTTCTATGATGTTCCCCAGCTTATCGGTAGCATAAGTAAGCGGCTTAAGCTCATAAATCGTGTTCTCGCAACGATCAGAGCAAATGATCTTCTTGAACCGTTTGATCTTCTTTGTGTATTGGAGGCGTGATCCTTGGTACTTACGTGCCCCCACCATATTGAAACCGTGTTGCTGAAAATAACGAATTGTCTTTGGCTCTGCAGAATCCGCCTTTATTAATTCCTTAGTCTCTGCAAATTCCTTGAGTTCTTCGGCCGTCTTATCGTCCGTTAATCCATTTTTGTAATACTCCCAGTAGATATAGAGATATTTCTTTTCATGATCCACAGTAACCCTAACGACGGCGTTATACGACTCAACAAAACCAAAGTCCATACCAACCCGTTTAAGCGGGCGGTTAATATTAGCGATTGCAGTCATAACCTCTTCATGAGGCCATTCTTCAAACTGCGGTAGTACCCGAATTCCATTCACGCCAAAATGACCTTTCCGCGCAATTCGGTAAAGGTCTGGATCATATTCCTTCAATTCTTCAAGTTGTTGCACATAGCTTTCTGGCAGAAAAAGATTATCGTCTGCCGTTGAGTGATGATAATAGGTGTCGTTGCTAACGATTATCCGCTTTTCATAAAGCTCCTTATCATCCAGTACAAATCGTTTCTCTCGATCATCTTTAAAGAAATGTTTAAAAGTCCAATTGTCCTCTCCAACTGGATTTGTTGAAAGTATCATGTGAAGCGGCAATGTCGGGTGACGAAGACGTCCTAACAGCTCCTTGAATCCCTCATACTTCACTTCTGAACATTCCTCAATCCAAATGAGTGAAATATTATTGATTGATTTCAGTTTGGCTGGCTTATCCATCCCTTTAAAGATGATGCGACTGCCATTTGAAAATCGAATCTGCATAGGGGATGCAACACACCTAACAATATGATCTAATTTCAGATCACTTACAATTTCATCAAAAAGAGAAAATGTGGAGTCCCTATGTGTGTCGTACACTTCTCTGATAACAAGAGCAGTACGTTTTTCTTTAAGCAATTTCAGAACAATCTTCAAAGCAACATGATAACTTTTGGATGACCCATAACCACCAACAAGAAACTGAAACTTTTGATTCCAGTCAAAGAGAAACTCTTTAAAATGCGGATTTACTTGTTTAATCATTTGTCATCACCTTTGTTCACAATGGTGATTTCAAAAGGTTTATCTTCTTCTGTAAGTTCTTCGATCTCTAATTTTTTCTTGTTGATCTTTAAACGCATATGCTCCAATTTAAGACGTCGTTCGTCTTCCGAATGGGCTAATTCATCAAACTGTTTAATTAAGTTCCTGAGCTCTGCCATTGCCCTAGATTGAGCATTCAAGAACGTGGCATGACGCTCCCAAGAAAATTGGAATTCGTATTCTTCCTCTTCGACTTCGTTCGTCTCAGATAGGACAGACTTTTTCTTTTTCAGTTCTTTAATCATTTCCTGCTTATCAGAAACGAACATGATTTTTTGTGCTCTTATAATTGCAGCATATTGGATCTGTATCTGATCCCATATCATATCGACAGGTGAGCGCTCCTGAATCTCTTCCATGATAGAGAGTGTGTCCTTAGGTAAGAATTTAGAGAAGAAACCATGAGTCACAGCGTTTTGATTTTTCTGTGGTGCGCCTCCCTTATTACCTAACGCATTCTTGTTACCGAGTGGTGCACCTACTTTTTTTGTGTGCACACTTTTCTTAGAGGGTGCACCCTTTTTTCTTTGCCAACCATGCCGCTGTTTCCATGATTTGATTGTGTTTACAGACACCCCATATTTCTCAGCAAGGTCCTTGTATTTCATACCTTTGATATAATCTTTGTATGCGCAAATGTGCTTTTCAGACATCTACATCCACCACCGCCTCCTTTTTGATTGAGTTGTTTTGAAGATACTCCCTCTAAACTGCTCCGTATCCAAATCGTTTACCTCCAATTGTGTATACTGAGATTTGTCAGAAGCAGTTTACAGAGAATAAAAAAAGCACCCCGAAGGATGCTTAGCTTTTTTTAAAAAGTTTTTTTAGTTTATCTCTTATTGTATCTTTTTTGATATTTCCTTTTTCAGCCTCTTTTTTAACCTTTTCCCATTCATTCTTCAAATACACTTTACTTTTTTCAACCAATTTTTGAGTTTGAGTAGTTATTTCAAGTGCATCTTGTTCTGATATTTTATCCTGATTCTTATTGTACACTATTTTAATTAGACGGATGATTTCTTTAACGATTTCATTAATGTCTTTATCTTCTTTTTCAGTGTTATTCAAATGTAATTCTATATTACTTTGTAAATGATACAAGCGCTCAAAATATTCAGCTTTATCCTCTAGAAGTTTTTTACCTTCATAATACCTAGTAATTGATAAAAACTCTGACATTAAATCTCTGATTTTCGCCATCCATTTAACTCTCTCGCTTGTAACAGCATTAACAAAAAGGGTTTTTCTGTTGTTTCTAATTGTAAAAACTAAACTAAGAATACCTATTATCAGAGTAACTAGAATTGAACCAATAGTTATATAATCTTTCGTTTCCATTTACTTACCTCCCCACCTTATTATCGGATATAGATTATGAATGAAACACTGTTTGCAGAATTTGTCGAACAAAAGAGCGCCTCCTAAAGGAAAGCGCTGAATTTGCTTTTATTAACTTACTTGGTCTTCCGTCTCTCTAGGTAACGAGTACCACCAGTCATCATCAAACTGACTTACATGCTCAACATGATCTGCCAATACAAAAACTTTCTCAGGTTCTTGAACTTTGTCTGCATGACGTTCTCCAATTCTATTCAACCAATCTACAGCATCCTCTTCTTCGTAACCCAGAACCCTTTGTGCTGCTATATCAATATGGAGCTCTAATCCATCCGGAAAAGATACTTTTGTGGTTGCATATAACTTTGGTACCCTTGGTGAATTTTCAGGCAACATATATTTCCACCTCCTAATCTTTGTTTTTATTACCTATATTTTTATTATAACCTCATTCTCGTTTACTTATACACCAACAAAACAAAAGACTCAGCAACTAACTAACTACTGAGTTTAAAGATCACTATATGAGATTGATGATGGCGCAGGAATAATTAGCCGCGCCGACCTGCCTCCCATTTTACACCACAGATTTTTTAAGATTCAATAATCGCTCAAAGTGGCAATCTTGGCATAATTGGCTGATCAACTCATCTTTCATTTTGCGTACAGTTTCCCGTGAAATACCAAGGTGAAGGCCAATAGCACGGTAACTCATCCCCTCCATCATGCAATCATAAATAACTTTGTGCTGCTCCCCTTTGATCTTTTCAGCCCCTAATTCAACTGCATATACTCGTTCCTCATAAACCTTAAGACGTTTGAAAAGACGTTCTTCTCTCATATCCATTTGCCGCAACTCAGCCTGACTCTTCCCAGGACTTCCTTTTGGCATAGCAGCTTCTAACCCATATTGAGCAGCACCCCAATTCTTCATGGGAATTACTGAACCATAGAGTACCCTTTGCAAACGACGAACCTCTTTCACCATCCAGTGATAGCTATTGATTAGATTTTCAATATCTTTTCGATTCATGATTGTGTCCTCCTTTTCCAAATAAAAAACGAACACCAAACCAACAGCATAAATGCTTTAAGTTCAGTGTCCGCAGGCTTTCCGTCTTGGACGCGATATACTCTTTAATTTGATTATATAATAAATTGTTTAAACTTAGACGCTTTTTTCATATTAGTTCTTTCCTCATGTTTATTTTTGACTTAAAATATATTATTAGAAAGATATAACAAAAAATAAAAGTGAGGAAATATAATGAGTGACTTGTTTTATTTCGAGGATGAGAAGGATGAAGAATTGGATGATACACCCGTAGACTTTGAAGAGGAATTTGACGAGCAAATTAATGAAATCCCCTCTGAACTTAGAAAATTAAGAGTGCAAGCTTATGATAAAAGTGTCAGCGACTTAGTAAGGATGGTTAAAGATAAAGAAATCATATTAACCCCTGAGTACCAAAGAAATTTCATTTGGGATACAAAAAAATCTTCTTTACTTGTTGAATCTATATTACTTAACATACCCATTCCTGTTATATATGCCTCTGAGGAAAAAGATAGCAGATGGAACATCGTAGACGGTTTACAAAGACTTACTGCTTTAAACCGATTTATAAACAATGATTTCAAATTACGAGGTTTAATTGTTTTAAGTGAACTTAATAACTTAAAGTATGAAGAACTCCCTCCTAAAGCTAAACGCGTTCTAAATAATGGTAACTTGAGAACGATATTAATATTTAATGACTCTCACCCCGAAATTAAATACGATATCTTTATGAGACTTAATTCTGGAGCAGTAAAGTTAAACGAACAGGAACTAAGAAATTGCTTGTATAGAGGGAATTTAAATCAGCTTATAAAAAAATTAACACACAATCCTAAATTCATGAAAATCTTAGGGTTGAAGCACCCTCATAAAAGAATGGCTGATCAAGAAATAATACTAAGATATTTAGCCTTTTCTGAAGGGTATGATTCATATAAGAAAATTATGGTTGGCTATAAAGGGGCTACAAAGCCTTATTTAAACAGTTACTTTGAAAAAAATCAAAACATTTCTGAAGAGGAATTAAACTGCCTGGAAAAAAAGTTTAATTCAGTAATTGACGCTGTATATGAAGTGTTTGGCGATAAAGCGTTTAGAAAATTAAACGAAGACGGGTTTGAAACAAAGATAAACAAAGCCATAATGGACGTAATAATGATTAGTTTTGAAGGGTATCCCATCGAAGGAATAAAAGCAAAGAGAGAAGAAATATTATCTAATTACAAAGAAATACTAACTGATCCTACTTTCAATAAATCAGTAACCCAAGGGACATCAGATACAAAAGCTCTGGAAAATAGATTAAATGTTTGGATTTCTAAAATGCAAAGTATTATGCTAACAGCGGAGTAAACTTATGGTTAATCTACAAAGCTTTCATAACTTTACTGCCGCACTAGAAGAAGTAAAAATACTTTTAAAACTAGCTAATGAATACGAAAAAGAAGAAAATAGTTACGCAACATTAACAAAAAGTGCATTATTGCTTCTTACCGCTAAATTTGAAGTGTTTGTTGAAGATGTAGTTACTGAATATATTGAAACAATAAATGCAATGAACATAACAAACCTTCTAATCTCAGATAAACTTAAAATAACACACTCCGCGGTAGTGCTTAAAAAACTTATGGATTATATTGAACATCCAAATAAGGATGAACAAAAAATCAAAGTATTTAAAGAGTTAGCTATATTATGGGCTAGTGAAGAGCAAAGAGTGTTACCTCTTAATATCCCTAATAAATTTAATTACGGTAAACATGGAGCTAAAGAGATTCAAAAATTATTCAAGAATATTGAGCTTGAAAATATTTTTGATAGGGTCATTCTTTATACCGATAAAGAAGATTCACTTTTAGAATCACAAGAAATCGTTAAAATGGATGTAATCATTAATAATATAACAAATCAAAGAAACAATATAGTGCATCAAGATAAAAGCCCCAATATGACTCATAAACAGATAAATGATTATTTAAAACACTTAAATGACTTTTCTGAAAAATTATGTGAATTGTTAAAAGAAAGACTAGACGTTTTAAATGAGTCTTGTGAGTCATACAAGCAAGTAGCATATGCAAAAGAGTAAATATAATAATCTTCACTTACGAAATTACTACATACATTTGTGAATAATGTAAATTTCAAAAAAAGACACTGAAAACATTCTTCAGTGTCTACATTATTTTCTCTTTAACACAATTATGCTTTTTTCTCAAAGTTAAATATCCTAGGTTTAATTAAGTAATCAAAGAAAAATTCTTCTTCAATATTAAGTAAGCTAGAAATAAATTCAGTCTCAAAAGAAGAATACCGATGGATTTCTTCAAGATCTGACAATTTATTCTCAAAAATGTATTTAAGTGAATTTCTTATTTTCCCTGGTTTAACTATTGAAATTTGATCATCTAGAGGTTCACGTATTTTATATTGTTTTTTATTCAATAGACCATTAAAGTATCTATATTGTTGATAAGTTAATTCATTCAATTGGTATCCTCTATATGCTAATGCAGCTATTGAGACGTGCCACTTTTCTTTTAACTCAATATAAGAATCAGGGTTAGATTTTCTTTTAATTATTTTCAAGTCATTTAAAAATTGTTCTTCAGGAAGCAAGAAATTTGATGCAAATAAATTTGCTTCTTTCTCTATTCGTTCATATTCTTGCCGATTTAAATCCAATATATTTACTTTATAATGCATAATTAAATGACCAAGTTCATGAGCTAAATCAAAATTTCTTCTAACTGCAGATTTTTTGCTGTTTCCTAAAACGATATATGGTCGATGATCGTTTACCCAAGCACTATAAGCATCCGTTTCAACATTTAATGTACGTTCAATAATATAAGCACCGTTTTTCTCCATTAAAAACATTAAATTTTGATTATCACAATTATTTAGTCCCAGTACTTCTCTAGCGTCAAGAGCGAGCTGTTTAATTAATTCATCACTTAAATGTCCTTCTTTTATGATCTTGTTTATTGCTCTGTCTCTTAAGAGTGTTATTAAGTTTTCTGGGTATTCAACAAACTCTTCAATATAATCGACTAAATAGTTCATAAACCTAAGATATACTGCTTCAGATCTTGTTTTTTTGATGCTATTTTTTTCTGTAGATCTATAAGCTATTCCTTCCTCTTTAACGATTTCACCGATGGGTTTTTCATTATAAAAAAACTTAGTCTTAACTTTAAAGAGCTGCTTTATTTTATTCATGGTCTCAATTCCTGGTGTAGCATACCCATTTTCGTATTGCCAAATAGATTGTTCAGTAACATTTAAAACATTAGCCAGTTCATTTCTTGAATAACCATGAAGCACTCTGATATCAGTTAGCTTTTCACCAACAAACATATTAAGTGCCTCCTTTTAAATTAATTATTGAGATTGTTTTTCATTCTTCGGAACTTTTCCAATGATGTAATCACTTGGAGCAAATTCTTCAGGAGCAAATTTATCTTCATGTAGAGGTTGAAGATCCTCCGTACTGATCTGTACATCTGATGTTTCGATAAACCGATTCCAATTATCAACCAGTTTATATTGACCTAACCCCGGTGATGGGAGAAAAAGATTTACAGATGACAACATCTTACTTTGGAGGTCAAAGTCGTATGTAACAATATAAAAGTGTGTGTATTCATTGCTCATTTTTTCAATCTCTTTTAGAGCTTCTTGGCTTGAAGATATATTTTGATCATACGTTGAAAAATTCAATTTAAGCTGTTCATTCCCCCTAATAAAGTCTACGTTATCATCAAAATGTTGTTTATTAATATTTGAAAGCTGTACTAAATAATTCTTCTCTTGATCTTCCTTCTTTCTTTGCAAAATTCCATGTGTAGTACTGTTTATGATTGAACCAATTTTTAAAATAAACAAAGTTTTTTCGTTATTAGCTTTATTTTCAAACTGAAGATATCCCCAAGTATATCCTGCTTTTGAGCTTCTATACTCAATGCCTTGCGATTGACAAATTTCTGCTACAGCGTGATCTATATGATTACCTCGAACCCATGCATAGGCACTGCTTATCTTCATAGTTCTTCTTTTTTCTCGTCTCTCATCTAGATAACTTTTGTATCCAGTTAGAATTCCTTGGACTATTTTTTGACTTAAAGACTCCGGAAAATGAGTAGACATTTAAAAATTCCCCTTTGCTATTTGATTAATAAATTTTACACTTTTACTGATTTTTTTTAAAGTGAAATTTAAAAAACAAGAGAAATTTTTAAAGTGATTTCAACAAATAATCTATTTTCACTAAGTCTTTCAAATAAATAAAACTTCAAAAGGTATTGTTGTAATTTACCTCACCTTAAACCCTATCTCATGATCAACCCGCGCAAAGCTCCCCTTTACAGTTTGAATCACCGTTTTACCGTGCTCAGGAGCATCTAAGACATGTGCTGTACCTTGATTCCCATCTAAAACAATGATCTGAACTTTTCCTGGGTCAATTTTCTGCTGAATAGTGAAGTCTTTTTTGATGTTTATTTCTCTCGGATTGTACACTCAAAGCGCCCCCTGTGTTATGATAGAAGTACCAGTTTATATCAAGAACACTGAAGCTAAGCGCTTCGGTGTTTTTTATTTTGAAGCAGAAACCTCTCTTATCATTACTTCCACTCTCGGCTCTTCGCTATAAAACTTGCTGACTTTCAGGTCAACCACCTGACTATCATCTTTATAAATAAGATGGTTCAGAGCGTCTTTTACACCCTTTGCATAATTATCAACGTCGGGCTTTGTAGTCGGCCGCAGAAGACCCTTTTCAGCTTTTTCTTTCTTCTTTGATGAGTTTGAAACTGATTTTGGCATTGGTCTGTACACTTTGACATCCATTGAGACAGGACCAGTAAAAATTGTTTCTGGGCGATGCTGAGACGCAACCAATGCCACATACTGTTTGAAATACTTTGATTTTGCTGGATCTCGCATATGCACCTTCCCATTTCTTATTGATCCACGCGGCCGTCCTTGTGCGACTGGCTCACCATAAACAGTGAACTTAATGCAATCCAACTGTTCTTTACCTCCCGTCAAGCTGTTCCCATAGCTGAATTTCTTTTTCTATTCTCGGTGCGGAGAGTAAAATTGTCAGCAGAGACACGACTGCTTTAAGCACTCAGCATCCGCTCCATTTGCTTTATTTTTTCCTCAAGTAAACGGATAGTTGGCGTAAGATCTTTACCTTCTGTAGGATTTAAAGGTCCAAATATATAAAGTCCATCAGTTGCTTTTATATTCGTTTTCTCCTTCATTCCCAATCACCTAACCTATGATTTAATTGCATTCGCTCGCCTTTAATAATCACTATGTAATCACGACACATCTGGTGAATTCGTGAACCAAGAGCCTCATCAATGTCCAAAAGCTCATCGATTGTTAACTCCGAAGAAATCAGCAAAGGCTTGTGATTTAAATACCGGTAGTTTAAGACTGACTGGATTTGTTCAACCTGCCAGTCGGTTGCCCTTGGTTGACCGTTTATTGGTTTAAATAAATCATCAATGAATAGAACTTCGATCTTTCTCATGGCATCGAGTTTCGCTTCTAAGTTATCAAAGTTAGCTTTCAAATCACCCATGCCCTCTACATAAGGGAAATACATGCAGTGTACTGATTTTTTCTTGATCAGATTATTCATAATCGCTGTAAGCAAATGAGTTTTGCCACTGCCAGGTTGTCCAAGTAAAGCAATACTGTTTTGCCGTTCTCCTTTGATCTTTTGAAAATCTTTATAGTATTCCACTGCACACTCATAAGCGTCCTTGATCATGTCTGGCTTACCGTCCGTGATGAAGTTACCAAAGAGAAGCTTTTCAAATTCTTCTGTAATGCCACTAGCTGCCATGAGTCTGGCAATTTTCTTTCGTCTCACACATTCACACTGTTTTGAATAAGTATCTTTCCATTCACTAGCTTTGTCCGGCGTGCAAACTTTACCTAACAGAAAATCATCTTCCGAGACCATATCGTCTGGAATCATAAGGTCTAACTGTTCATCTAAATGCCAAGGAGTATCTTTGGACCCGATAAACGATAATTCCACGATCCTTACAATAAGGACAATCAAATTCAGCCTTTTCTTCGGATGCGGCCTGTTTTGTTCCCAAAAAGCGGGCTGACTTTTCCCGAAGTTCCTGCATGATCGTTTGAAATGCGGTGTCTATACTGACTGCTTTGTTTATAGCCATATTGTTTCTCCTTTCTCTTTTGAGTGAATGGATTTGATAAGATGGCTTGAACATATGACAAACTTGCTGATTTCCCCTTTAGCTGAAACGCTGTCTTGATAGCCTCCATCACTTTTTCTTCACCATAATCGTCGACCATGTATCCAATTCGCTGTGCCTCTATAGGACCGACTGACCGAGCAACTTTGTTTTCATATAGCTCAAAGGCATTTTTCATTTTGTCATCGACCTCCTGATGTTCTATCTCAGTTGGTTCCAGAACTTTTTTCTTCATGTAATTTCCTAGCTGTATGTAGTCTGCATAATGAAGTATAGTGACGATGAACCCTCTTTTCTGTGGAAGACGGTCCAATTTGATATATCCCTCTTTCTCCATTCGATCTAGTGAGTATTTGATCTGTGAAGCTGACCAGTTAAAATCTTTTGCAAGTTCCACAACTTTGATAATGGTCTGCCCAAGTTCTAGCTCTTGATTTGGCCTGTATTCAGCTCTTTTGAACAAGTGATCATAGATTTTTTCATCCCTAAACTCTTTGAATGGTAGTCGGGGTATGACCACATACCCCATTGCTTTTATGTCCAAGTCACTCACCTACTTCCTTTCACAGAGTACAGTTTTGTTGTGGATGCCGACCTCAATCGAACGGAAGTTCATCTTCTTTTATATCTACAGGCTTGCCGTCAAAAGGATCGGCTTCTTGCGCGATTGGTTTTTCTGTTTCTTCTTTGTTTGAAGGCTCGGAATCGATAATTTCTGAACTGTCTGCCTCATTGGTAATGTCAATCCGTTCCCTTGTTTCATCTTCCTCAATAACTGCTTTTTGCATTTCAACAGAGAGAATCCCCCACTTGCTCAAAACTGCTTTTAATACAGTCTTAAGAGCCATTGCATCCCAATCATTTTTCCATCCAAAATCAGACTTACTGAATTTCTTTTTGTGCTTTTCTACTTGTGCTTTTGTCCAGTACACTGTTTTTCGGAAGCCATTTATCAACTCAAAATAAGCTGCATAACCAATTACCGCGTCTGATTCTCGCTTTTCAAAATCAATCTCAATTTCTTCAGTCAATGGATTCCACATCTGCAATTCGCCTTCATGAATCGGTATGCAATTGATGGACTTATATTGACCTGTTCGCAAGGCTAGCTGTATATATCCTTTGTATCCAAGCTGGAATTGAGCCTTTCCTCCATAAGGAACAATCCAGGCATATCCTAAGTTTTTATCTATAGGCAGATCGAGTGTAGCTGCCACCATTGCTGAGGATATAACGCTCATAGGATCTGTTTTCTGTAACATCTGCTCGCTGTTATAAAGGCTTAAGATAGAGGCCGTAAACTGTGTAGCTCTCTTCCCTAACACTTCCTCAAATCGCTTAATAACAGATGGTGAGGAAAGCAAGCCTTTCATGGTTGCTCCTTGTTGTTGCACAGGAGCGTTTTTTTGTTTCTTTTGGATGTTGTTTTTAATTGATTGATTAGTAGCCATAGTCAGCTAACCTCCTTGATTCCAAAACGTCTGAAATGAGTTTCCTTTTTGACCTTTTCGTAAATATCCGGAAACTGCTCTTTAAGCTTTTTCGTGTCAACTCGATTTGAGACAACAGGCTTCCAACAAGCTTGATAGTTTCCAATAAACCCATACTCTGCATCCTTCATTTCATGTTTGATTTGATTTTCTAATTCTTTTGCCTGACTTTGAAGCTCTGAGATCTGTTCTTTAAGAAGCAAGTATTGTTGAATGCGTTCTCGATTAGTCGCAGTTAAATCAATAGCCTTGTTATTTTCCGTTTCGGCATATCGTTTTTTGAGGTATTCCTCAGCAGCACTTGAACCATCTAAAGCAGGAGCTTGTCCGCCTAATACCTTGTCATTCCAGAACTCAATCTCTGCTTCAAAGATCATGTCAATTAACTCGTCGTCCCGCTCTATCTCTTTCCAGACAAATTTGTTCCCGCCGATCAGCACAGCAAAATAAGCTTTCCGATATTCAGGTCCAAGCACACCCAGATAATGCTGGACCTGAACGATATAGCTCTCTGGAATTTCTTCGTCTTCCCATTCTTTAAAGTTGTAGGCTGAGGTTGTTTTACATTCAAGGATCGCTTTTTCACCAACAATCATCCGATCTACATTAGCCAAAATGAAATCATGTTCTGGATGTCTAAGTATTGCTTTTTTACGTCTAACCTTCTTGCCACTACGTATCTCAAATTCTTTTGCAACAATGTCTTCAAGCAATGATCCAAAGTAAGCAGCTTCACTTTGCGATTCACTTACAGGGACCTGTCCTGTTTTGTCTAACCATAACTCAAAAGGTGTCTTCCACTTGTTTAACCCCAAGATGATGGATGCATCTGAGCCGCCAATTCCTTTTCTTCTTTCAATAAGCCATTCATCGCGGTTCATTTCAGAAGTCTTAGCAAGAACCTCAGCCCGTTTGCTTGTCATACCACCTAACCCCCATTGTTTTTATTGAGGCTATCTGATAAAATATTTGCACATGAGTTTTTTTAGATAGCCTTTAAAGAAGTCCACTTTGCCGAGTGGGCTTTTTTATTGCGCATTTTTAAATTCAAAACCAAGTTGCTCCCTTAGATATCTTTCCAAGTTCTCTCTGAGAATGATTTCGCCGCCATCAATTACATAATCATCAACTGGAGTTACTTCATCACCGTAAAAATCTATTTGCACACCCGTTTCAGTTAGCTTATCGTGCCAGTTGTTTATGACCATTGGGTTTTCGACCATTCATATTCTCCTCTCTGAATTTGTCTGCACGTCTATCCCATAACAGATGGAATTCACTATTGTTACGAATCATCGCACACCATTTACGAACTTCCAGAGCAGTCGCCGGCTTATGAACATAATGAACTATCATCCTATACACCTGCTCACTACTGTTAAGTTGATGCCTCGCTGTTGCATTTTCAATGCTGTTTCATAAAGCTGTCCTTTGTTTGCCAGCCGGCTAATATCCTCAGTAAGAACCTTGATGCTTCCAGCGAGACTAATCGCTTCTTCATAATCACCATCACGCAATGCCTCTGACAGCATGATTGCTAACTCTTCTGCTGATTCGATTTTTCTTTTTGCGATAGGAACATCTGCCTTCAAGAAATGATTTGTATTCATACTGAAACCGCCTGCCTTCCTTCTTGTTTTGCCATAGCAACTTGATCAACTAAAGCTTTCCGTGTCCACCTATCTGCAAGCTCCTGCATTTTCAACCCGTGAGTACGAACAAGTGAATAAATTAATGTTTTGTTAGCCGCAATCAAATCAAAAATCTGCTTAATATCTGCCATCGGCAGCTCTTCTGTTTTACCTGGTCGGTTATCCGTAAGCCAACGGGCTAAATGTTTGGTTGCTTGTAATGCTTCCTCCAATTGGTGAACCATATTAATCACCGCATTACTTGCACATTCATTAAGTGCCGGATCAATAGGAGCAGCGGCTGTGGGATGAAGTTTAAATAAGTAATGGACAAGATCAATATGTTCATAGGCATCACACTTCTCAAACCACTTGATACATAACTCTGGAGTGAGCTTGGCAAGTCCATTTTCGACATCTGAAACATACCTTTGATCCTTACCTCCGATTAACTTGCCGATTTGGTATTGGGAAAGACCTGCAGCCTTTCGGGCACTACGCATAATCTGCGGTAAATTTCGCATGTTGTATGGGTTGTTCTCCATATGTTTGCCTCCTGATATATTTGATTTTCAGTTTTAAAATTGAAGTTAATAGACCATGCTGTATATATGACTTAGGCTGATTCCTTTTTCTTTTGTTGTGCAAGCTTCTCTTGATGCTCATTCATGCGCTGAACAAGTATGCCACTGAGGTATTTGTAAGCTTTGGCCTCTGCCTGTTCAAACAGCGGTCCTTTTTTCAAGATGACTTTCATAATTAAAAGGCCTCCTTTGTAAATTCCAATCATGCTGAATCCTTAGAATTATGTTTCGTTTCGTTACATACATCATCAAAAAAAATAGTCCAATCAAAGCCCAATTTCTCTCCTATTTTTTTTGAGACAATAACACTAGGCTTCCTAGTACCATTTTCTATCATGGTGTAGTATGCTCTACCAATCTGTGCAGCTTTGGCAACCTCTTCTTGAGTAAACCCTTTTTCTAAGCGGTTTTTCTTAAGCCATTTTCTCATCAGGTTTCACCCCCTTAATCAGAAAATGTAACGTTTCGTTACTTAGATAATAGTATCAATTCGTTACATTGTCAACACATTTTCATAAAAAAAGTATCGTTTTGTTACCAAAACTTATATGTAACTCTTTGTTACGTTACAATGAGATATAGAATAAAAACAAAAGTCAGGTGATTAATATGTTCTCCGAAAACTTGAAAAAGTGCAGAAAACAAAAGAAACTAACCCAACAAAATATGGCTGATAAACTTGGAATTACTCGGCCTGCCTACACCGCCTATGAACTAGGTAGTCGTGAGCCTGACTATAAAACCTTAATTAATATTTCAAACATACTTGATGTTTCTTTGGATTATCTTCTTAAAGGAGAAAGCAATGAAAAAGTATTTCAGGATGAAGCAAAAAAAGTGTTAAACGATCCTGAAACATTCCTTGCAGCTAAAGACGGTGAAGTAACTGATGAAATTCTACAGGCTGCTTTGGAGATTATTACGGAGCAATTAAAGGAAAGACGGAAATCAGATAAATAA